CAACAAGCACTACAACCACCACGACGACAACGCTTCCACCGCCGCCGCCATCGACTACGTCAACAACCACGACTACGACAGTCCCCCCAACGACGACTTCTACGACGACTTCTACGACGACTTCTACTTCGACCACTTCCACGACGGTGCCGTCAACGACGACCACCACCTCGTCAACAAGCACCACAACTACGACTGAACCCCCTAAACCAGCCCCCGCTCCTGCTGTGGCGGCTATGATTACTCGTATACAGAACGAAGAACTTGCCGAGTCAATGGGCGAGTTGTTGAGTGACGAAGATGAAATAACTGTAGAAGTACTCCACAATGTGATTGACAATGAGGACTTCGACAGCCTTGATGAGGAGACTCTAGAGGCCGTCAGTGCGGCTCTATCCGAGGCTCCAGACGAGGTTAAAGAGGAATTTGAGAGCGAAGTAAACGTGTTTGAGGGATCGTTTGATACGTACGTCCCCACTGGCTCAAAGATTGATGTAGGGACCAGAAGAACTGTTGTCGCTGTAACAGCCTCCATTTCGGCAGTCGCCGCCGCCCCCACAGGAGGTGGCAGAAGGAGACGCTGATGCTGAAGAAACTCTTCAAAGAGGGGTATGCCCTCGTATGGACGGTATCTGGTACGGCTTTAGTACTAATCACACTCTCGGGAGATGTCCTAAAATACGCACTGTGGATCAGTGGTGCATCCATTGTGGCCCACATGATTGGGTTCGCCATCTGGGGAGGCTCTGATGAAGAGTAAACTACGCATTGCCGGTGATATCGGTATCCGCTTGTTTGCTACGTTTACTGCCTCAGCCCTCAGCATCATCTCTGGTGCGGCTATTATTGGCGATATCGAGATGCACAAAGCCGCTCTTCTTGCTGGATTTGTGGCTGTAGCCAATGTCGCTCAGCGCTTAGCCGCCGCCGCTATCGACGGCGATTTGACGGCGGACGAGATCGACGAAGCATTTCTGGGAGCAAAGATAACCAGAAAGTAGATTACGCACCCTATACAGTCCCATGTGATATGGTTATGGGGTAACAACCCCCTACGGAGGTATTGATATGTTTGAACCTAAGTTCCTTAAGGACGTCGCTGAGCGCGCTGTTGCAACATTTGCACAGACACTCGTTGCCCTCGTCGGTACTGACGCCGTCGACATCTTGTCGGTCGGTCTTGGTGACTCGTTGAAGGCCGCTGCTGTTGCCGCTGGTCTGTCCGTCGTTAAGAGCGTTGCCGCGGCTAAAGGCCCAGTCGGTGACACCTCAGCATCGGCGGTTAACCTCGGAGGTAACTGATGTCCCGCGACTACACGGGTTGGGATTACAACGCCACTGGTAAGCGTGCCGGTGCAGAGGCGCTAAGTAAGTGCTTGGAAGCATACTTCGGTGTGTGGAACAACGGTACTTGGGGTGTCCGCAATATGCGCGGCAAGGGTAAGCCCTCAGTCCACGGTACAGGCCGTGCGGGGGACAACTCTTGGCGTGGCGCACCTTACCGTGGTACTGGTAACTATGATAGTGCTAAGGCCGCTTGTGAGTTCCTCGTGGAGCACGCCGACGAGTTAGGTCTAGAGTTCTTGTGTGATTACTTCCCAAAGCCATGGGGACGCGGATGGCGCTGTGACCGCAACGCTTGGCAGGACTACACCAAGAAGACAGTCAGTGGCACCCCCGGAGGAGATTGGATTCACTGGGAGATCAGCAACGAGACTGCGGATGATCCAGACCGTATCGTTAAGGTGTTTGAAGATGCCCTAGGTCCTGCACCTGAAGAAGTGAAGGTACCTGCAAAGAAGACCCCCAAAGCCCCCGCTGGTAAGAAGCCATGGCTTCAAGTGGGTAGTAAGGGCGCGGAAGTCAAGAAAGTTCAAGAGATCGTTGGCGCTACAGCAGACGGTGACTACGGTCCTAAAACTGAGCAGGCTGTAAAGAACTGGCAGGCAGAGCACGACCTCCACGTTGATGGTATTTGGGGTCCCGGCTCAGATGGTCATGTTAACGATTGCGACCACGGCGCTCCAGAACCGGCAGCAGCACCCGCTCCCGCCCCCGCTGCTAACCCTTTCCCCGGAGAGTCCCTACAGATTGGTAGCACTGGTAAGTACGTAATCATGGTACAGAAGAAGGTTGGCGCTAAACCAGATGGCCGCTTTGGTCCTGTTACAGCGCGCTCCGTTCGCAAGTACCAGCGCAACGCCGGTCTAACCGTTGATGGAGTAGTCGGTCCCAAGACGTGGGGGCACATGTTCTGACTCCACAGAACTGAGAGGTAAAACTTGGCCAGCATCCAGACGCCGTTCAACTTTTCTGGTGGGCGCGTATCTCGCGTGACCTCTCCTACCGTTATTGCTGAGCAGAAGATTATTGACGTATTAGTCACTTCTAGGCATGAGCGGTTTGGTCTACCGACCTATGGAGTCGGTATCCAGCAGCATCTTTTTGAACCTATTGATGAGTTAGTATCAGCAGAAATTAATATTGATGCTAAGATGGAACTAAGCGACAGAATTAGCGATGTAATTATAAACGGCTTTTCTATTGAACAAGATCCGTACTATGAGACCACAGCAGTTGTAAAAGTTTTGTATTCATTGCCTGTATCTAGACCTCGTATGGCGACCTTTTCGGTTTCTCTAGAGGACTTTACTGAAGAAAGCCCATTGATCTAATGCCCTTTGATTACGCCAGCCGTGATTTTGACACTATTAAAACTGAGTTGCTAGCACGCGCTGCTCGGGTTGCCCCCGAGTGGACAGACCGCGACCCCTCAGATTTTGGCATGATTATGCTGGATTTGTGGGCTAACACTGCCGACGTACTGCACTATTACATTGATCGTGCGGCTAATGAGACGTTCCTAACAACTGCTCAGCAACGAGAGTCGGTTTTGGCTCTCGCTAACTTGTTTGACTACATTCCTCGTAGTAGAAGCAGCGCTTCAGGTACAGTAACTTTGAGCAACTCTACGACTTCAGATATTGAGATACCTGCTTACACTCGTTTTGTAGCAAGAGCAAGTAATTCTGTCTATCAGTTGTACGCTCCGTCCGACGCCACCTTGGTTGCTAACAGTAGCACCGCGGTAGCGTTGCGGGAAGGAACTGTTGTAAATACTGAAAAGGTCACCGGAGTCACAGGTTCTTCAGGAAAGTCGGACCAACGCTACACACTGGCTAACAAGGACGTAGTCAATGGCAGCATTACTGTATTCGTGTATGAGGACGGGGTTAAGCCGATTCAGTACAGATTTGTTGAGCGAGTTTCAGACGCTACTATCGGTGAACGCGTGTTCTACGTTGAGACAACTGCTGATGCTGAAACAGTAGTTGGCTTTGGTACGACATCGTACGGTTTCGTACCCCCTCAAGGGTCTGAGATCAGAGTTAGGTACGCGTATGGTCAAGGTGCTGAGGGCAATATTCCAGCAGGTTCTGTTAATGGTTTTTATTCGAACACACCAGACGGTGTCTCTGTTGTTTCCTCGTCCGCCTTTTCTGGGGGCACTGACGAGGAGTCAATTGTTTCTATGAGAGCATCGCTCCCCTCAGCGATCTCAGCGCAAAACAGAGCGGTTACAGAGGCCGACTTCAAGAACCTCGCTTTGCAGGTAGAGGGGGTTGCTAAGGCTGCACTCTCGTACAGCGCTAACACAGTCACTATGTATGTTCATGGGGCTGTTAACAACTTCGTTGCTTTGACTGATACCAGTGCCGCTCAAGACACCACACTAGAAGACCGGGTAGAGTCCTATGTAGGGGAACGTGCTGTGGTAGGTGTAAGCGTTGCAGCCGACAGCGCCATTGATTACGCTCAAATCTACTTTAAGCCCAAGATCTATGTAAACAGCAGGTTTGTTGCGTCTTGGGTGAAACAGGACGTTGCTAACGTCATAGATGGCCTGTTCCAGTTTGACCGCCTTAATTTCGGTCAAACGCTGTCTCTAGGCAGACTGTACAGTGCCATCTTAAGCGTCCCCGGTGTTGATTACGTCACTGTAGACCCCAACGACGGAGGTGGGTACTTCAGCGATAATAGCGCTGTTCTCACCACTCCCGCCACCGTGCAGAGCGTAACTGTTCCGTACAACGAACTGCCTAAACTGCACATCGACACCGGAGAGTCCTCTATTCTCTCTAAGATCGTGGTCAGCGGCGGCATTCAGGGGACCTGATGGCTTACACCTCTTTTCGCCTTAGGTACAACTTTGCCAGCGGTGGTTCTTACACGCGATTCAATTACGAGGTAGTAACCGACCCCGGTTTGGTGTCCAGCCCATACGACGGTCAGATTATTTACCAAACTGACCCCGGCCTGCTACAGGGTGCTGGATTCTATGAATACGACAGTGACACTAGCGCTTGGTACCTCGTCGAACGTTCTCAGGACAACGCTCTTCGTGCTGACGGACTTCAGTTGCCCCCAGCCTCTGCACCGGAAAACTCCTTTTCAGCAATCGCCACCGGCTACAACGAAGTTACCTTGTCTTATGGTTTAACTGAGTTGCCATCTGTTTCGTCCGAGGCGGGTGCGAGTAGCCCTCTGTCTACCGGTGCCCCCAGCCCGGCAGCGGTTATTGTTGTGTACTCCACGCAAGGAGAACCACAGACAGTTAACTCCGGTGTACAGGTGGTAAACACTAGATTTTCTGGCTCTTCTTTGCACAGTGTTGACACCAACCCTGACGATTACCCCGTATCAGGCAGGTGGGCTTACTACAGTTTGTTTGTAGAGTACGCCGCAGTAGGACAGAATTCTTATTATGAGAAAGCCGCCTCCCTAAGAGTTCTCGTTCCCAAAAACTACAAGTCCACAGACATGTTGTGGAATCGCATTCCGATGTACTACCGACTACAGGATTTCAAAAGGGCTACGCCTTCGGTTAGTAACGACAGTTTTGTGGAGTTGTTGGGAGGCGTTCCTTGGCCTAGGGAAGCAGACGGTTATCGAGTCGGAGACCTCTATAAGTTTATGTCGATATTTGGTTTTGACGTAGACCGAATTAGGACAACTATCGACTACATGATGGTGTCAAGAGACCCGGCCATTGCTGACACCGAGGTGCTTGACGCCATTTCAAAGCAGTTAGGAGTAGGTCTAGCATCCTCAGACCTAGGAGCAGAGAGACTACGTAGGGTGTTGTATGAAATTGGGTACTTACGTAGATCAAAGGGTACCGAATCTCAGATTAGTCATATCCTTCGCGCTCTTACTGGCTGCGATGTCGAACTGGACAGAGGTGCCGGTTCTGCTGGTTCTGGAAGCATCAATGTGTACGAGCAGCGTGTTAACTACATTCCTGACCCCTTATGGGAAACGCAAGATCGAAACCTGACCAGTTGGGGAGCGATGGTTAATGACCGCCCCGCGCATGAGGATGAGGTGGCTACCCCCTTAGGTTTCACCGACACCACGTATAGCGCCTACGCAACTGGTGGTGCTACCCCGGCATACTCAGTCACTAGTAAGGTATATCAAACCACTAATGCTGGTGATTCAGCAGGTGTAACTCATGTGATGTTTCGTTTAGCCAGTGCTGTACCTGTGCGCCTGTACGATCAGGTTACTTTTTCTGTGCACGGTACTTACATTGGGGACATTAAATGGGTTCGAATCGTAGATGTAGATGGCAACATTTTGGGTAGTACTTCTACCTCTAAAAAAGCAGTAGACAAAAACGCTTATCAAGTCAGTATCACCGACCCTTCTGACTCAGGAGTAACCGGCACCTTGCAGGCTAGTTTTATTGAGTTCTTAGTGGATCTTTCTTCCGGCCCGTTCTCTCCTTACAAGATGATCGCAGAGAGAAACTTTATCGGTAACTACTTTGATGGTAACGAGAGTTTGTCGGGATGGCTTATCGACACAGTTGGCGGCGCTACCAACGAGTCAATTAAAGACCACCGGTGGTTGGGTACTGCTAACGACTCGGTGTCCGTGTACACAGAGCAGTATCGCAAAACCAAAGGAGTCTTCTCTTCGGTGTGCCTCAATGTGCTCCCGGTGTACGAAAAGGCTATATACACTAATCAGAGTACGAGTCTGCCCAACGTCAACTTCCAGCAGGTTGCTGGGGCCAGTCTCCTGACGACTCTTCCGAACTGATCCTTGACACGGGTGTTCCCCTTCTAGTAACTTTCTTCGTTCCATAGAACGAAGGAGACGCTATGAGTCATGTAGTCATTATTGGAACAGGGGATTGCCCCGCTGATGCCGTAAAGGAATCCCTTGCCGATGCCTTGTCGTCTGGAGACGAGGTGTCCGTTGCTTGGCCTAAGTCCATGAATGGGGCAATGGACGCCGTGTTGGAGTACCTAGTTGACAACGAGTACACCACCAACCTGTTGTACTCTGATGGACAGAATGTCCACCCAGATCTCCGTCAGATAGACACTGTCAACGTTGTCAAAGTACGCGACACTGAGTCATCCTTGGTCAAATCAATTGACAACGAAGTGTTGATCCTGTGGAACGACGCTGACGAAGAATTGCTGGGCACCATCTTTGACAGTAACGAGAGTGTTCGTGTGCGAGAACTTAGCAACGGATTAGCCCCCATCGTGGTGGAGTACCACCCTGATACCCCCGAGCCTGCGGCACTCACGGAAGAGGAGCATACCGAGGAAGACGACAACAGTCGGTTCACCCGAGAGCAGTTGGAGGGTATGGCCGTTCCCGCTGTAAAGCGCTACGGAGAAAAGTTAGGTCTCACGTCTAAGACCAAGTCCGGTATCATCGAAGAATTGTTCGGAGCAGAGGAAGCCCCGGCAGAGACTCCTTCTACGATACCCAAGGACGACCCAACGCCCCCACCGCCAGCCCCTAACGATTATGACTTTGTCCGTTTGTACCACGACTTCACTGAGTACGCTGACAACTGTAAGGACTTTGAATCGTCTATGGCTAAAGCCTCGCTGGAGCAGGCGCGACTGTGGATGTTGCGGGCACTTTCCCGTATTCAATTCTGATTTTATTTGAGGATCGTTGACTTGGTCGTACGATCCGTGGTACATTCGTATTGGCACGGGTTCCATACGTGTCTCCTTTCATGGTAAGGAGCGGACGCCTACCTCTCGTGGTTGGGCTGGTCATAAGGCGTCCGCTCCGCCATGGAGAAAGGGTTTGGTTATGCCTACCTTTGGCGCTGATCCAGATGCCCCCGACAACGGTTGGGAAGAGCGTACGGGCACCAAAAAGAGAGCAAGTAACAAGGTCTATGAATTGGTTAAGTACTTTGGGTACCATCGTTCTATGCGTATGAGCCAGAGGTTTGGCCAAGAAGACAAAGCAATTCTTTCTAGTAATTTCTCTCGTCTTCTTTCAAAAGGATTCACAACAGACGAAATAAAGTCGTTGGTGGATAGGTTTTACTCATCACCGTATTCCTCTTCGGAGTACCCCGCTTTGATGTTCTGCAAAAAAGAGGTACAAGAAGAACTGTCCGCTGAGTCGTCTGTTCTTCTAGCCGATGTAGTAGCCCAGTGGTTGCTAGATGGTATGCCTAACAACGGGCCTTTTATGGACACTAGGGAGGTTCGCAGGGCGGTTTTACTCGTGTGCGATGAATCTGTTCTCCGCTACCCAGAACTCGTTGTTGACATTATTCGCATAGACGACCCAGAGCCGTACCTGTCGGAAAGGTTGTCCGCTTTAGAAGATCTAATCTCGTGGAATCTTGGAGATAACGAGAGCGGTTCTGGACAACTGCGTGATACTTTGTCTATGATCACTCTTCCCCAAGAGTTGGCCTCCCCGGTTAAATCCCCTAAAAGCATGAAGAAGAAACACAGCACGGTTAAGCAGGCAGTCCTCTCTATAAAGTCCGTAACCAATAAGGAGCGCTGGTGAACTACAGCACACCATTAGACTGGAAAAGCGAAAACTGGTGGCGTAACCGTTCCGTAGGGGAGCGGTTGTTTCATCTACACGTTCCTAAGCGCATCCATGAAGCGATGGAGGACTGGCCAGCGGTGGCTCTCCGAGGTGATGGAAACTTGTTTATACAAGGCCCCTCCGGCTCCGGTAAATCACTGATTGCGGCACGCACCTTGACGGAGGCCGTCAAGGAGCACAGCGTATCGGGTCGTTGGTTGGAGGCGGACGACTACATAGAGATGATTAAGGATTCGTTTGATAATGACGGCTTACTCCCAGAAATGTACTCAAGCCCTCACATTGTGAAGTACGTCAAAGGAGTATTCGATGTGGTGGTCATTGATGGTTTAGGAGAAGAGAGGTTGACGGAGTTTGCCAGCCACGAATTGGGTAGCCTCATCCGTAAACGGTATGACAAACAAAAGGCGACTATCATTACCTCTCGTTTGTCTATCCAAGACATTAAGAGCCGGTATGGATCACGCTTAGCGAATCCGTTAGCCGATTTTGACTTTGAGGACGCTCGTGGAAAAAGGTGACATCGCCCCCACCACGCATAAGCACATCGCCTGCTGGTTTGAGGATCTACTTATAACTCGTCAGGAAGAACCGCAGAAGCGTAAGTTGTTTCGTCGTGATAAAGAGTTGACAGATGATGAGTGGATTAAGCAGGAAGTGAGGCGCTGGCGTGTAAACGAGTTGCCTCTCAAGTCTGTTTATCACATGGTCAATCAGTTGGACTTGGGCGTAGAGGTGTACACATACTACGAGGAAGAATTAGTAGAGCAGGTAGAGCATTGGCTTGCTCGTAAAGGCATCAGTGTGAGCGTATACGCTTACTATGACTTTGACACGCTGCGTGACGACTTTAAGTACAACCGTGACGTTCACACCCTGTTTACTCCGTACGAAGACGACGCGGCAGTGCTTGGTTTTCGTGCAACCGTTACAAAACCTGATGGGACGTTTGGGATCTAATGGCAGCAATTGAGCATCTAGTAATAAGCAAGATAATTGAAGAGCAGTCTCTTAGTGAGGCGTCTAAGTCAGGTATTAAGACAGTGTACTTTGCTGGTGACTGGCAAAACGTATACCAATGGATTATCGAGTATAACAGCAAGCACGGCGCTGTACCCACAGAGCGTGCATTCAGCACTGCTTATGGTGACATTGAGATAGTCGACACTGCTAGCGAGTCGTTTAGTGGTTTGTTTGAAGAACTTCTAGACGCCTATCGCTCCCGCACGATCATAGATGCGGTCAGTGCGGCTATGGGTCCACTTGACAAGGACAACGTCAAGGATGCCATGGCTATTCTTTCGACTGGTCTACAAGCAGCCAGTACCGACACGGCTCGTTTGCGGGACTTCAATATTATTGAGGGTTGGGAAGACCAACTCCAGATGTATAGGGAGATGAAAGAAAACCCGAACGCCTTGCGTGGTATACCTACTGGGTTCGCTGGGTTGGACAGAGTGACCTACGGTCTACGTCCCCAGCAGTTCGTTGTTATGGTAGGCGAACCAAAACGTGGTAAGTCATTGTTCGAGTTAATCATGGCTATAGCCTGCCACCGTCACGGCCTTCAGCCTTTGTTTATCTCCTTTGAGATGTCGGTAGCGGAGCAGAGGTCTCGTTTCTATTCCCTTATCGCCAAGATTCCGTACGAGCGTATCTTAAGCGGGCAGATGTCTGAGAAAGAGTTTGACCGTCTGGAAAAGTCTATGCGGATGATGAAGAACATGCACCCATTTAGGATGTCCGAAGACAGTAGTAGCCTCACGACCATCAGCGCCATTGCCGGTAAGATTCAGGAGTACCAGCCTGACGCCGTGTTTATCGACGGTATGTATCTGATGGATGATGAGAATGGTGAGCCGAAGGGATCGCCGCAGGCTTTGACCAACATCACTCGTGGGGTAAAGCGCCTAGCGCAGAGATTCGACATCCCTGTTGTGGGCACGTCTCAGGTTCTGTCGTGGAAGTTGAACAACAAGCGTACACGTGCTATCACCGCAGACTCTATTGGTTACACTTCGTCGTTTGTACAGGATGCTGATTTGGTTCTTGGCGTAGAGCGTAACCCAGACCTTGACGATCAGGCCATCATCCGCGTGGTAGAGGCACGTACCGCCCCCCACGCTGAAATACATGTAAAATGGGACTGGCAGACAATGGAGTTTGCGGAAGTATCGGAGGTTGATGAAATTGACCCATCATTCGACTGACATGGACATCGTGGAGCGTTTGGAGTACGCATCTATGAGTACCCCAGAAATATCTCTATTGAGAGAAGCGGCTCAGTACATCAGGAAACTTCGTGAGGAAATCAAGGAAAATGAGTCACACGGACGATCTGACTGAAGTACTGATAGGGCTAGGTGTTGAAGTCCGCAAGGTACAGAATGATGAGATTAACGGTAGGTGCCCTGTACACCACCTGACTAAGGGCCGGGAGAGTTCTCGGTATTCTTGGTACATTAACTCCGACACCGGGTTGTGGTACTGCTTCTCTTGCGGTGCTCGGGGCAACTTGCCCTACCTAGTAAGTCAGTTGACGGACGATCCTTCCGCTTTGTGGAGCATACAGTCCCACTTGATTAACAGCGGTATTCGCCGGTTAACCGAGGTAGAGAAAGAAGTCACCGAACATCGTGAGACGGTTGACTGGGTTCACTACGCTAAGTTTTCCCCTCTTCCAGACCGGGTTATAAGTCTACGAAACTTAGATGAGGATGTCGTCCGTAAGTACGGCATACGGTGGGATGCGTATAACAAGGCCACCGTTATCCCTATCGTGTCCCCTCTAGGAGAATTGTGGGGGTGGCAACTTAAGAAGCATGGTTGGGTACGCAACAGGCCCGAGGGAGTCCACAAAGGAGATACCTTATTTGGTATCGAACGTGCGTTCGGTAAAGTAGCCCTACTGCTTGAGTCCCCCTTAGATGTAGTCCGCTTCCACAGCGTGTACGCCGGTGAGGACATCTCCGCCGTGGCTTCGTTCGGTGCTAACGTTTCCGAAACTCAGATCACTATGCTGGCCGACAGGTTTGACGGGGTTATCCTTGCCTTAGACAATGACAATGCTGGGTCTCTGGAGACCCGTCGTCTGTCGTCGGCGTTCCCCTCCCTACGTCGAAGGGTCAAGTTCTGGCGGTACGATGAAGGCGTAAAGGACTTAGGCGACATGACTGACTACCAGATTATAAGCGGTATCGATAGGGCAAGTGTTATCCGTGTTTAAAGGACAATTATGGCCCTACCAGCAAGAGGCAGTAGAGCGGATGACCGACCGTGGCCAGATGCTTTTAGGCATGGTGATGGGTGCTGGAAAAACCCCCACAACATTGGGGGCTGTGGAGCAACTGTTTGAAGAAGGGGAGATTGAACGTTGTTTAGTAATCGTCCCCGCTTCCCTAAAGTACCAGTGGGCTAGAGAGATCTCTAAGTTCACAGACGCTAAATGCACGGTAATCGATGGTCCTAAGAACAGGCGTACGGCACAATGGAGGTTCTCTAAGCACAGTCGTTATGTTGTGGTTAACTCTGAGACTTTGGCAAACGATATAGGTCAGTTAGGTACCATACAAGCAGTGGTCGTGGACGAGAGCACCATGATAAAGAACAGGTCTGCTAAGCGTTCTAGGCTCATTAAAAGGGTCGGCAGGACTGTTGCTTACCGGTTTGCTCTCACGGGACAGCCTATTGAGAATCGTCCTGAAGAACTATTTAGCATTATGGAGTTCGTTGACAAAGATGTTTTAGGTGATTTTAAGACATTTGATAGGACTTTCATAGTCAGAGATCACTGGGGTAAACCCACTAGATATCGTAATTTAGACAAAATGCACAAGGTAATGCAAGAGTGTATGGTTCGTAAAACTAGGGACGATATTAAAGATCAGTTGCCTGACATAATTCATCAAACTATACCCGTCCCCTTTGATACTCGTGGCGCTGCTCTATACAAGCACATATCCCACGATCTACTATCAAAGATTAGTGACGCTATGTCGAACTCTCGTGGTTCATTTAACTTGTGGGCACACTACAACGGCTCCGGCGGAGACGATGCTCAAGGGCAGATCATGTCTAGGCTTACCGTTTTACGTATGCTATGCGACAACCCGGACTTGATTGCCGAGTCGGCACGGGAATACGGTGATAAGAATTCCCCCCACGGTAGTGAGTATGCCCATGATATCGTGCGACAAGGACGGCTAGAGGGCGTCAATGCAGCCCCCAAACTGGATGCTTGTGTCGAATACATACGACAGGTACTTGACGAGAGCGATGACAACAAGGTAGTTTTGTTCTCCTTCTTTAAGAAGAACTTGCGTCTCATAAAGCAGGCGACCGAAGGGCTGACCGACAGCGTACTGTTTATGGGGGGAATGAGTGCTGAGGAAAGAGATGCCGCTAAACAACGGTTTACCGAAGACCCCAGTTGTAGGTTATTTCTTTCTTCAGACGCTGGTGGTTACGGGGTTGACCTCCCGATAGCCAACTACTTGATAAGTTACGACCTTCCATGGAGTAGCGGAAAGTTAGAACAACGAGAGGCAAGAATCATCAGGCTTTCGTCTGAGTTTCCTCACGTTACTATTGCAACGTTCGTCATGCAGGGTAGTATCGAAGAGCGTCAGTACGAGATGCTGCAAGTTAAAAGGTCTGTTAACGAGGCTTTTATTGACGGTAAGCACCACGACAACGACGGAAGTATGGAATTAAATATGGACACACTCTCTCAGTTTTTGAGAGAGTCAAACGTATAGGAGACAAGATGGATATAGAGAGAGTTGCAGAAGAGTACCTAAAGCAAATCAAGCATATTGACATGCTCAAAAAGCAAGTAGAAGAGTACAAAAAGATGCTTGTCGATGCCGTCACAGAGAATGGTGAAGAGGACGATAAAGGCCACCAGTGGCTACCGGCTGGGCGTTACATGCTTCAGCGTCAACGTCGTCAGGGCAGTAAGAGCGTGAGCCACGAGCGGGCAGAGCAGTGGGCAAAGGCCCGAGGCATCTGGGATTCTATCAGTAAAACCATAGAGGTTGTAGACGAGGATGCCCTCGTTGCGTACATCTACGACCATCGAGACGAGGCTGGGCTGGAGGAAGAGTACCAGTCTTTGATCGATACGCCAAAACCTAGTTACGCTTTCATGAAGCCGGTTGAGGGAGCAACTTACGACTACTGAACATGTGCTATCGTCGTAACTTCACCAAACACATAGAAAGGCCAACTGAGATGAGTCAAACTGCTTCTGCTCCCTCCCCCACTACCGCTGTCGCCGCCGATGCGGCTTTCTTTTTGTCAAGAGTCGTACCTAGGGGTGACGACGAAGCAAGGCGACTTGACCGCGCTATCCGGTTGCTCCAAGGGCTATCCGCAAAGTAACAACTATCTACCGATACAATATGGGGCAGTATGAGTACCGATCCGTTGGATTTGTTTAACGCTATTATCTCCGAAAAGGAAGCAGAGCAGCAATCTGCGCAGGACGGTCCCGACTTTCCCGGTAAGACTGCTCCGAGAAATCGTGGAAAGGTCATTGACAACGTAACTCATGAGTGGTTAAATGGCCTCAAGTACCAAGAGTACGCAGTAAAAGGTGTTACTCGTAAGTTCTACACAGTGGGGGCTTTGGCCTCCGCACTCAATAGAAAGCCTGTGACCATCAGGTCATGGGAGGCGAAAGGGTGGATTCCCCCAGCCTCTTTCCGAACCCCAGCCCCTCGCTCAGAACAGATTCCGGGCAAGGCGGTAAAGGGTAGGAGACTCTACAGTGAAGCACAGATTGTCTTCATTGTAGAAGCAGCGATGCAGTTTAATATTGACGACCCACATCAAAATGATTGGGACGGCTTTCGTAAGCACATCGCTGAGAAATACCCAACACACTGACAAGAAGAGAGTTAAAGACATGGGACGTTTTGATACGGACACTATTGACAATGACGACATCGTCGATGCTCCTGCCGTTGAGCAGGACAGCGACCTTAACGTGGCTCAGGCTCGCCGTGTAATCAAGCGCGGTTGGGGCAACGTAGAGCAAACCAAGCAGGCTGACAGCCCGTTTGCCCAGCGCCTGAAGATTGATGACAAGCCAGTCATCGTGAAGTTCCTAGAAGAAGAGCCGTATACGAGTTTCCGTATGCACTGGGTGGAGCGTCAAGGGCAGAAGTCCTTTACCTGCCTGTCAGATATGCACCCACAGGGTTGCCCTCTGTGCGATGCAGGACACCGCCCCTCAGCACGCTTTGCGTTTAACGTGGCTCTGCTTACTGAGGATGGAGACACCACCATCAAGTCTTACGAAGTCGGTCCCCGAGTGATCGACAGCCTTAAGAACTTTCATCAAGACCCCCGGCAGGGTCCGCTTCCTAAGCACTACTGGGCAATCTCCCGCAGTGGTAAGGGGCCGACCTCGCAAACCAACCATCAGATGGTTCGTGATCGGGACTTGGAAGAAGAGTGGAACATCTCACCTTTGACCGACGACGCTTTAGAGCAGGTTATGAAGCAGGCTTACGATACCAGTATCGTACCTATTCCTAACCGTAAGACTTTGCTTACCATTGCTGCTGAGGAATTGGATTACGAAAACTGATTCATGGCTGACGGCACAGCGTGGCGGCGGGGGTATGGTGCCCCCGCCGTCACTACCATGGAAGAGTTATTGTCGGTAGTCGATATTGTCAAGAGCGAACGTCAGTTCACATTTGACGTAGAGACTCGTGGAAACATTGAACGGCACGCCGATGTTATGGACTTGGTGGAGCGTGAGTGGGCTGAGAAAGAGGCTTCGCTCAAAGTCACCCACCCCACAACCGTTCAGCGGTCACGTCAGGCCATTGAGGATAAGTGGCGAGGTAGGGTTGCTCTTGACCCCTTTCGGAATGATGTGTTCTGGATAGGGATAGGCACTCGTGGCAACTCTTGGGCGATACCAATGGGGCACCCCAACGGAGAGGTTCTGGTTCCAGAGGAGAGAGGGGACGGCTCAACTGTCCCTCCGCCCGGATACCGTGCGGTTCTGTCATCTGGCAAGGAGTCGATGGCAAGGTCTAAGTACTTCATACCGGCTACGTTCACAGACGCCCCCGAGCAGTTGACCCAAGAACAGGTGTTCACCGCTTTGGAACCGTTGTTTATGGATGAGGACATTGTCAAGATCAACCAGAACATCAAGTTCGATGCTAAGTCCGTCGCTAAGTATTACGGTGGGGATTTACCTAAGGGTAGGTACATAGACACCCAGATCCTCATGCACCTAGTCAATGAGAACCTACTTAACTACCGTTTAGTAACCATTTTGGACACGGTGTTCAAGTTTGACCCGTACCATCGTGACGGGAAGATCGGTAAGACGCTGACCACGGAACCGTTCAGCAAAGCCTGCCGGTACGTCCACTACGACGTTCGTTGGGCGTGGTTAGCCTACAAACGATTGTTTCGTAAGATTCAACACTCAACCATGATGGACGCTCTGTATCTGGAGTTGGACGTGTTGCCAGTCCTAGCCCAGATGGAGATGAACGGAGTCAGGGTTAACAAGCGCGAGATGACTAAACTCGGTAAAGAGTTAGACCTCAATATCAATCTTAATCTGGTTGATATCTCTCAATACGCCCCCGTAGGCTTCAACCCCGACAGTAACTCTCATAAAGTCCAGTTCCTGTTCGGCAAAAAGCGTGAGGGCGGGCTAGGTCTCAAGCCAAAGAAAGTCACGGCTAAAGGCAACCCTAGCGTCGATGATGACTCGTTGAAGTCGCTACAGGGTAAGCACCCGGTTGTAGACCTGCTGATGAACCATGCAGAGTTAAAGAAGATGAAGTCAACCTACGTTGACGGTCTGATTCCTTTGCTACACAGAGACCGGCTGCATCCACAGTTTCATCTTCACAGGACTGCAACTGGTCGTCTGTCTGCCAGCGACCCCAACCTACAGAACATCCCACGTGACGGACGGGTTCGTAGCCTATTCGTAGCAGAGCCTGAGAACAGTCTGATAGTCGCTGACTACTCTCAGATTGAGATGCGTATTATGGCTATGTACTCTCAAGACTCTGCTCTACTACACATTTTTAGTGAGAATATCGACGTACACGCCGGTACTGCCAGTGTTATTCTGGGCAAGCCCCCAGAGGAGATCACCGGTGAAGAGAGAAACATCTACGGAAAAGTCCCGAACTTTCTCATGGGATATGGTGGTGGTCCTAAGCGTCTCGTTGATGCTACCGGTGGTCAGTTATCTCTTGATGAGGCTCGTACTGTCGTAGACAACTACAACGCGGGGTACTCTGGATTGACTGAGTGGAAGAACAAGGTTATCCGTAAAGCCCGATCTCAGGGGTATGTAGAGACAATGAAGGGGCGTCGCAGGCGTGTACCCGACCTCGGTTCTGACGATTTTGCTTCTCGTGCTAGATCTGAGCGTCAGGCTATTAACGCAGTAGTGCAGGGTACAGCGTCAGAGATTTGCAAAGAAGCAATGATTAAGGTGTACAACGTTTTGCCTTTCCCAGAGTGTAAGATGTTAGTGCAAGTTCACGACGAGATCGTGATAAGCGTCCCCTCTCAGGATGTCACACGATGGGAGAGGGACTTAGAAAAAGCAATGGGAAATGGCAGAGTTATCGAAGGTGTTGCATTAGAGGTAGAGGCACACCATGCCCGATCTTGGGCAGAAGCGAAAGGTTGATATGTCTGAAGACGCTGATCACGAAGTCAGGAAGCAAAGGCGTAACTTCTTTTTGTACTTATCGCCATTTGAGGGGCATTCGATAGCCAACGATAATGGGTTCGTACCCTCATCGGAAGAGGCTATGGAAGCAGAGATCAAGGATGTTCTCGCTCTATGGCTGACCCTACAGCAGGGTAAGGCTGGAGAGATGATTGCTAATAGTGCTTGGTGGATGACTAGGCACATGGACCCTGACAACCAACTCACCGCAGAGTCAGGTGTAGGTATGCTTGATTCTCTTACTTCTTTTGCTGTGTCTGTTATCAGTATGTTGTTGAACTCAGGAGTTATCAGCCTCAACGAAAAAGTTGAGATACCCGATATCATGCTTTCCACAGCAGAGTTCTTTAGCAAAGATCAAAGCGAAGCCTTAAGTCTTTTCGAGGACTTCATGAACAAGTTTACTAACTATGAAGAAAACATAGAGGATGATGAAGATGAGTAACTCTTCTTGGTGGGCTAACAAGTTAGGGCAACCCCAACAACCGAGCAGGGGAATTACCCTTCCGGCTCAACCTGCCCCAGCGCCTCAACAGTCTGTCGTTGAGGCGGCTCCCCAGCCCGCTCCCCCTCAGCACACCAAACCCGTGCTTGACCCCAATAGAGACGCCAATGCGGAAGTCCCTATGGGAGAAGCCATGAGGTTGTGGAAGGGGGGCGAGGCACACCGTATGGAGGGCAGCATGGCATGTCCCGCTTGCGGTAGCGCTACTGGCTATACTGCCTACTCTGGCATGGGTTCCGCAGGTTCTCGTGTCAATGGGCAACAGCCCCGCCCACACTGCTTTGAGTGCGGGTACAACGGCTCCTACGCACAAGGGTTGGAGTCAAACTGGTCATAAAGGAAAATTGTGGATAACAGTCTGGTATTAATCGAAGAACTAGCAGCAGAAATCAACAAGAAATACGGAGAAAACATAATTATCAAAGGCAGTTCTGCCAAGCAGGAAATGCCTCACACCACTACAGGGTTGCTTGCTTACGACCTCGCTCTAGGCGGTGGCTGGGCGGCTAACCAGTGGAACGAGATTGTAGGCGAAGAGTCGTCAGGCAAGACTGCTATTGCTTACAAGACCATCGCTGCTAACCAAGCCAAAGACCCTGAGTGGCTGGCCTTGTGGGTAGCCGCAGAAGAGTATGTTCCTGAGTATGCCGCCTCTTTCGGTGTTGACTTGGACCGTCTTTGGGTGGTAGAAACTAACGAGATGGAAGCCGCTCTTGATCTCGTTCTGAAAGCCGTGGACAACCGAGCAGTTGACTGTGTCGTAATCGACAGCCTGCCCGCTCTCGTCACGGAAACAGAAGTTAACAAGTCCATGGATGAGGCCAGTGTTGCCACCGGTGCTCAGATACTCAGTCGGTTCTTTAAGAAGTGCGCCAAAGCACAGCGTCGCTCTATGACAGAGGATGAGCGGTCATGCACCCTCATCGCTATCAACCAGTGGCGTGACAAGATCGGAGTCATGTACGGCGACCCCCGCACCACTCCCGGTGGTAAGGCCAAGAACTACTACTTCTTTACTCGTGTTGAGGTACGCCGTGACGAGTGGATCAGCGAGGGGTCTAAGTTGGACACCCGTGTAGGTCAAAGCATCAAGATGCGTGTGATGAAGAACAAGACCTACCGCCCCCAGCAGATTGCTCAGGCAGATTTCTACTTCGCTAACTCAGGGGGTTACCGTAAGGGTGACTTTGATACCGCTAAGGATATCGTCAATGTCGCTCTTGCTCTTGAGTTATTCGAGGGGCGGTACAAGTTCAACGGGGAACGCATCGCCAATAAGAAAGATGAACTATACGACATGGTTCGTCAAGACCTAGGGCTTCAAAGCGACCTTAAAAAGGCTGCTATGGACAGGGTTATGGGAGAGGCACCGGTAGAAAGTGGCGACTGAATCCCAGAAGAAGTCAGTTCGGCAAGAAAAGCGCACAGCAGAGGCGTACAAAGGTAGCCGCAACGCCATGTCAGGCGCTGGGTGGGTACGCAAAGCAGACGTACGCACCGAAGACTTCATGATTGAAAACAAACTTAAGATGGACCCTAAGGCTAAGTCCTACAGCGTTAAGGCTGTAGACATGCGGGATCTGGTGAAAAGGGCTAGGTTGGAGGGGAGAATCCCTCTGTTGCAGATTGACTTGGCGGGACATCGCTACGTAGTATTAACCGAAGACGACTTTCTGGACATGATAGATGACTGACAATCCGTGGTACCTAAAGAACTACAAAGAGCAATTCAGCGCTAAGGACAACAACAGATTGATATCCAAGGTGGAGGCGGCTCTTGCGTTAGAGCAAGCAGAGCGTAACTCTCACCGAGACACTAAGCATTTTCACTCTAGTGAGATGGCTAAAGACGACTGGTGTCCCCGCTCAACTTGGTACAAGATTACTGACACTGAGGAGAGCGACCCCCAGTCTATGAACCTCAAGCGCATGAACATCTTTGCTGAGGGCCACAACATCCACGACAAGTGGCAAAGGTGGATGCACAAAACGGGCAATCTGTACGGTAAGTGGAAATGCAAAGCGTGCTCCTATGAATGGGAGGACAAATCCCCTGATTCCTGTGCCCTATGCTCTTCCCCCGATATCAAGTACAAAGAGGTCTCTGTCTACAGCGAGCGTTATCGCATTGTTGGACACGCTGACGGTGTGTGGGAAGACAGCAAAGGTAAGGCTGTTGTAGAGATTAAGTCTGTGGGGCTAGGCACTATCCGCTGGGACGCCCCAAAACTCTATGAAGGATATGAAAACGGTGACCTGAATCTAGACGGGTTGTGGAAACAGATCAAGCGCCCCCTCACTACTCACCGCCGTCAGGTGAACCTGTACATGATGTGCTTGGGCATTCATGATGCCATCGTTATCTACGAGTGGAAACCATCTCAAGACGTCAAAGAGTTCCACATCAAGTACGACCCGGAACTTACTGCGGGCATATTGCAAGGTATTGATGAGGTTATTGACGCTATCGAAGACGACATCGTCCCTGCTAGGCCGGTAAAAGCCACCTACAAGTCTTGTAACTTCTGTCGTTTTTGTACATACAAGTCTACCTGCTGGAGTAAATGATGATGACATACCACGTTGACTACGAAGAATGGGTTAGATACGGGCAACGTAGAGGGTGGATAGGCCCGCTAGTCTGCGCCACTCACGACGGCATCCCCATCTCAGAAGCAGAAGAGGAAGAGTGGGACGAAGGTAACGACCCGTGCCAATGGATCTTTCGTCGTTACGACAACGAAGACCACAAGTTTGAGGTCGAGAACAACCACGCACCTTCTCGTTGGAGGCAAGAGTGAATGACCCCCGTATGAACCGGTACAAGAAGGCTATGGCCTTAAAAGAAGAACTCGGTTTCACCAAAGAAGAGCGGTACGAGTTGGCTCGCATGATTCCTGGGGTGGATAAGGACGACGGAGGATCGTGGAAAGAATTAGACTCTGACCAATTACACGACTTGATAACTATGATGGAGGGCTACATATGGATCTCTTACATGATGATGCAGAGATAGAGTGCCCCGGCTCAGGCACCGCTGGTATGAAATACGAAAACAACACAGAGAATGGGCGCAAGTACCACTACTACATCTGCGAGCATTGCAGAGCCATGCTCCCCTACAGCCCCTTAAAGCGTCACCAAAGTATCACCCGTGGCAATCGGTAGCGCCCCCGAGATCGGTAAGGAGTTCCTTACTGGAGGCAAAGTCTACTATCCATGGGTTATCGACGGGGTACAACACCAGTTGATGCTAGGAGATAGTAAGGTGGTGTACATCAAAGGGCGACCCGACAATGTGTACCCCTCTGGAGATGAGTGGGAGTATTCAGAAGGCGGTTCGTGGGAACCACTATATGGAGATTTAAATGGGTAACAAAAACAAGGCTAAGGGGACTTCTTTTGAAACTCTCGTCGTCCGCTACTTACGCAACCGTAGTTTTAAAAAGGCTTTTCGGCCTAGTCTGTCTGGTAAGTACGACAGCGGTGACATTAACGGTATTGCTAGCCCTCGTCGTCAAGCAATCATTCAGTGTAAGAACCAGAAGAAGTTTGATTTGTCAGGTTGGCTCAATGCCGCTGTATCACAGTCGCAACAAGAAGAGGTCGGAGGGGACGCTCTACCAGTTCTAGTAGTCAAACGCCCCGGAGTAGGCGAAAAGACGCTAGGAGATACTTATGCAATTCTTCGTCTTGAGGACCTAAGTAGCCTACTCAAGGAGGCTGGGTACAACTAATATAGTGTTCGTAGGATTTCATACGACTATTAGGAGTACCCCATGGCCGATAACGAAGACGTTATTAAGGTGTCTGGATCTAGCAATCCGTCATCTGTAGGATCTATCTTGGCGAGAGCAATTGTCGCTGGCCAGTCCCCCAAAATGAGGGCGATTGGCGCTTCCGCCGTAAATCAGGCATCTAAAGCGTGCGCTATTGCACGTGGTTTCGTAGCCCCCAGAGGTATCGACTTAACCTTTATTATTGGTTTTGACGACATCGAAGGAGACACTGGAGAAACTATCAGTTCAATGACTTGGAAGCCGGTTGCACGCTAAAACCTTGTGATAATCTACTCCTAAGGTATATTTCTTGGAGGTCAGCAATGGCACGCAAAGGCGACAACGGAGACGGTCTGGGATTCCCAAAGGATGATGATGGCGGTCAAGGTCTCGTTTCCCCTACAGACGTTATGTATGGGGCAGACACCGACAGCCCAGTAGATTCTTCTTCGGCTTCGTACAGTGGTGCTCCTAGAGAACCTAGAAAAACAGGCATCTCTAAAGAGGAAAGGGCTGGGCTTATCGCTGCTGCCCGAATGGGGGACCGCTCTTCTTTGCTGCAACCCAAAGCGGAAGGCAGTAAGCGAACAGGTAAAGGCGAATATAACCCCGATAAGTTCGTACCTACTCGCCGTATCATGCCGGTACGATTTTCTTCTAGGCAAGACACTGGCGAAAACATAGATATCGCACCCTCTGATGTCACCGCCTTTGGTGGTTCGCGCGGTTACGCCCCCATTACAGCGTCTGTTGAGCAGTCGATTCGTGGTGCTGGTGTTTCTTCTCAGTTAGACGAAGCCCGCACGGGTACTTTCAGTGCCGAAGACCCCGCTATTCTGCGTGGCCTTACAGACCAGAAGTACGACAAACAAGGGAATCCGCTTCCACGCACACAGAGAGGTATTAACACACGTCTAGACGCGAAAGTGGAGCGCCACAACATTGTCGCTAACGCTATCCAAGACCGTAATGCACGACGACTACAAGAGCATATGGAGCGTCACCGCCCATTAAATCAGCCTAAAGTTGTTAGCGAAGGCGTTCGCACTGGTCAGGAGCGTTTCCGTAGGACAGATACTGGTCAGGAAGTCGCTACAGGACCTAACGTAGGCCCTCCGAGCAGCGGCGGTGGCAGGCCATTGCCGGGTGCAGTCCCCGCTGAGACTGAGCGTCAGAAAGGGCGCGAGAAGTATGCAGAACGAAAAGAAGCCGCTGCTAGTCGAGGAAAAATCCTTGAGTACAGCCAGATGTCAGGGGGCGACATTGAGCGAGGCGGTATTCCACGATCGGAGATGACCCGTCGGGTGCCTGCAAGCCCCCTTGGTTCAGAATCTAACCCTTACACAGCCCAACAGGAATCCAACATTTCTGCACAGCGTGATAGTCTTCGTCGTCAACGTGCTGCTGAAGTGCAGGCAGAGACTGACCGCGCTTCCGGTAAGGATAAGCGTGATTCTCGTATGCGTGAGGCGGAAGCGGCTCGCCGTACAGCGGATGCCCCCACAGAGATGGATCTCCCAGACGAGAGCCAGTTGCCTACCCCAACTCTAGGAGGACGCCCACGTGAACAGCGTGCAGCCCTAATTCAGGCAAGTGCGGCTATGCGCGGGCGTATGCCACTGGTAAGCACCGCAGACCCTGAGCAGGTCAACCGTGGTGCCCGTGCGGCGGCTCAGCGTTACACAGAAACAAGCCGTATGTTTGAGGCAGAGCCTCGTCGCATAGAAGGTGGCGGTCGTGGACCACGCAGTTTCCTAGACCCAGAAGCCACCGCTGGACGACGCGGTGATCTACGTAATGCTCAGGCGTCGGACTTTGCGTTTGGCGAAGACCCAGAGCAAATCGATGTCGATATGTCTAACCAGATTCTCGGTGCCGTTCGTCGCCAGACAGAAACAGAAGGCATCCTTTCCCGTGAGATGACGACAGACTCCGCTGGAATTCGTCTCGGCTCTCCGCCCGCCTCATCACGTGGTTACACCGGTTCACTAGAGCGTGAGGCACGGGATCTAGTCAAAGAGTCCAAAGACCCGTATATGACCGGTGCTGAAGCGTTTGGTCGTGTGCCCGTCATCGGACAACAGTTTGACCGTGGACAACCGGGAGTTGTTAAAGAGGTTCTACGAAGTGGTGAAGGTGCTATGTCTCGTAGCACAGCAATTGCCGCCGAAGAGCGTCGGTCTGCTCGTCTTTCCGCTGCACGGGAGCGTAGCGAAGAATCTAGTCGCACGCTGCGCGCGGAAGAAATGGCACGTCGTGAAAAGGAGCAAAAGGAGCGTGCAGGTTCAGCACCGGCACCTCGTCCTGCTCGCGAACAGGGTCCGAACACAATCTCCACCCCCGGTCCAGACGATGCGTCTCGTATTGCTAAAGAGATCGCTGATAGGGCTATGGCTGGGGAAAATCTCGCTGATCTTAAGCGTGAGTACGGTATCGACTAAAAAGAAAGAGCGCCTATGAATACAGACTCTGACAACGACGGTGTCTTGGAAGAGGATGATTTCCTAGAAAAAGTACCAAGCAGGTACGCCGAATTGTGTGATGCAGACGACTTTGAGAAGTTTCGCAGACACAAGGACTGGAATGACTAATTAATATGCTAATTGAGAGACCGCCAAACCGAATGATCGGTGAGAAGGAACGCGAAGAAAAGGCTAACCTTCAATACCGTGAAGAGGGTGGCCCCCGGCCAGTATCCGTAATTGGTGGAGGACGGGGTGGTTGCCTCATGTCTTTTAGTCAGGGTACTTCGTACGCCTCAGGTGGACGATGAACGAGCAAACGTTTACTGACTGGGCTGGCGGATACGACCCCCAAGGAGGGGAATCTCAGCCTGTTCTGGGTCCTCAACCTTTCTTTAGAAGCGCCAAAGACCGTATGCTGTCAGCGTTTGGTTCGACCCCCGATACCCTCCACCCAGACGGGTATCTGGGTACTATGTCTAGTAACCGTAGGCAGGACAAACTGCTTGATAGCGTTAAGAGGCAGAACCATAGGTCATATAGTCGTGGCGTCCACAAGGGCGAACGTATCAACCCCGGTGACTACTTGTGGCCTGAGGAGATGAACCTCATGACAGGTATTGAAATGCAGGCCAAAGGTCTAAAGTTTGCTCCCCCCGGAGCAGAACCTATTAGACTAACAAACGACGGTAAAGCAGGCCCTCGTGGTATTCCTAGAGGACTTGACCGCCCTCAACAAGAACAGATCGACATGCAAAGGCGCTCAATGTTGAAGCGCCTTACTCCTAGTTGGAGGTAACCAATGTACAACGAACCAGACCCCGCAAACCCCCAAGGTATGCAACGCACCCGCCTTGCCAAAAAGAAGGTCTACCAAGACGACCCCAAAACCAGTCGCCCGATTAGGAGTATCCACTCTCGTAACTACCCTTCCCGCCCCGCTGTTGGCGAGGGCAACAACCCACAGGGTATGCCCCGCCCCCAGAAGCCGGGTGCCCCATACGACCAAGACTTGGACCCTGACTACTGATCATGTCCTCTTTATCCCCTAGCCAGTTTGGTGGTGAGCACCCCTTTTTAGAAGAGGAAGATCTAACCCCCAAGAAAGTGACAAAGAAACGTCGCGATATTGGCATGTCTAAAGATCTAGAAGACACCCTCTACCAGCAGGCTTACCCTAACAGTAAGAAGAAATGGTATGAGTAGGCCGTGGCAGACTCGCAGTGAGTACCTCGTTGACCTCGCGTTGGAAAGCGCTCTTGCAGCGACTCCTGACGAGTTACGTGCAATGCGTCCAGTCGCCGCCCCGCAGAACCCCTTCCCCGAACGACGTGGATTCTCAAAGAACGAATGGAATGTAATGGAGGTTATGAATATCGACCGATATAACCCCACTTACAGGTCATGGATGAGCGGTATGCCCGTCATGCCTAGTGTAATGTCGGACCAGAGTTGGTCTGGTACGGCCCGCAATGCAATGAGTGAAGGACTTTGGTAATGGCAGAAGGTAACATCATTCAGAACCCTGATTACGAAGTGCGTCAATTGACGCGTACCAAAGACTTGGGTAACACCTTGTTTGACAACCGTGGTCGCCAATACGACCGTCTGTCTGGGGCTTCATACCTTAATACAGCCGACACGCGAACACCTACTGGGGTTCCTACGGTAGGCGCTCCTGTCGCTGACAGGGCCGCTCGTACGACTTCCCCCAGTACTCGTTACACGGGAAGTGGTCGTAACTGGCGCGGCGGCTCCCCCACTGGTCTTCCGGGAAATGCCTACTACCCAACTGGTAAGTTCACTGGCAAGGTTGCTTCAAAAGTCGGAGAGACTATTGGCAAAACGTACAAAGCAGCAGAGGAAAACGGCTTGATTACACCGGGTACGGCCACTAGTCCTCTGGGAGTTGTTCGGGCCATGAAGCCTATATATAAAGCCACAGCGCAGCAAGCCACTTCTAGATTGCGTGGCCGATTTGGTCGCTCCCAATAACAGGTATGATAGGATAATCTTATGGCAGTTAATGAAACCCGCAGTCTAAATGGAGATCTCCGAGAGGGGATCAGCGATGGCGTAGTTAAAAAGGTGTCCCCAAATCGTGGTGGCACGCCTAATGACGACCATTGCGTGCAAATGGTTTACCAAAACCTCAGCGCAGATCTCTACGATACGGTTTTGAGCAACCCCGCAGCGGAGTACGCAGCCAGTCGAGTGGCTGACCAGTTTTCCCCACGCTGATATCTGCTTCTATACCCATAGAAGTACCTACGGTAGTGTATGATGGTGTACGTTACACCAACCATAGGAGCACAACATGCCGCGACTTCTTATCTGCAACACATGTAAGACCGTAGACACTCTGGGTGATTACGCCACCGAAAATGATCCAGAAGCGAAGCACGATCACCAGTTAATCAACGCCTGCGACACCCATATCCAACGTTATGGTGGCCCCATTGACCGTCATAAGGCGTCTCTCTATCTGATCAGTGAGCAGGAACTTGATCTAATTGATAAAAACCGGTTAGAGCAGGCTGTTCACGACAACCGTCTTGAGTCTTTTCTGCGTGAAGAGCGCGACAACTTTAAGGCAGACGCTTTGAAGTGCTATGAACTGCATAACCGCCCCACATACGGTGTGGGTTATGGTTCTGGTTGCTCCGATTACCGAGCAGACCACCGGGCGTTTGGGCGTACCAAGGGTATTCCAAAGGAACAGTGGAACTACGTATGCGACTTCTGCCCATACAACTCTTACGTAGAGCACTACAAGCACAAGAAAAACAAGAGTCTGTACTTGTGAACCAGAAAGTACTTAACGCCGCCCTTTTAGTTGGCTGCGCTTATGAGATAGTTGCTCTGGTTTTCAGAAAGGTACCTACTATTACCCGTATGCTTAGGCTAATGGGCAGTAAGCCTTTTGGTAAAGCACTGCTATGGATGTGGTGTGGTTACATCTCGTGGCATTTCTTGGAGCCTATGGACTCATGATCGTATTCAACTTCGACGTGCTGGCCCGCCCCCACGATGAGATCAGTTCACGAGTACCCGACCCAGAAGGTATGTACTTGTGGAAGAGTCTGCACGAATCGTCGATTGGCCGCATGGCAGTAGTTGTTAACGAAGAGTATAGAACTGATCTGTTTGAGGTATGGCTCAAGATCAATGGGGTAAAAGCGGCTATGTACGACGTACTGGACACCAACGACCCGGTTCTGAAGTCAGAGAAGATTCAAATCCTCCTCGCTGCCGCCGGTGGGCATTCTATGTATTTGGACACAGACCCCCCAACTGTCGAGCACATGATGCGGGCAGGTATCCCCTCTTTATTGGTATGCCAACCATACGTAGTTAGGCAGGAGTGGAGTAACGCTAAGCAGATGCGCGGTTGGGGAGATCTGGTACAGGAGATCGACCGGCAAGCAGTTCTAAAGTCTGAGAAAACTTGGAGGGAGCACTAATGAAGGTTATCCTCTCCGGCGGCGAGAAGGGTACGTTCCGCAATATCCTTGTGGCTAACGGTGTCTCTGATATCGCCTTAAACCTCACCCAGTACAATATCCCCAAGACAAAAGAGGTCGATTTAAACCATCTTTTCAAAGGGGCTGATGTGTATATCTACACGTCAGATGGGGATGAAGATATTGAGAAGTTTGATTCGTTCGTGCGAGAGCACGCGGACAGCATTACCGGAGTCATTGGTAGGCACGACTACAACGGGGATTGGCTGGGGGAGAAGTACATTCCTCTGTGGAATGACGAGCATGACGTAGAACGTCTGGCTTACCTTTGTCAGAAATACGGAAGGGCCGCAGTCAGCGATAGGGCTATTAACACCAAAACTTTGCCGCGTATTAGGCAGTTACAGCAAAGATGGGGAGCCAAACTATATGGTATTACTAGCAAGGTAGACCATATAGAAAGCGCTGATTGGGACGCCGTATTAGTATCCTCTTGGACTAGCGTAGTTCGCTATGGAGAGACTCAGATTTGGGATGGGCATGGGCTAAGGAGATACCCTGCTCAGAAGAAGGTTACGGCAAGAAAGAAGCACCGCTCAGATATCATTAGATTAGGTATCGATTACGAGGCTATTGAACAAGACGACGTGTCTGAAGTAGCCAAACTAGCGGTTAAGTCTTGGTTGGCGTGGGCTAACCAGTCCGTCGGATCTGGGGTCTACCACCCCGTTTCAGACGATGATGAAGCCGAGTTCCAAACCCCAGATATGGGGGGTATAGCAACTATACCCCCCGAAACAGTAACTAGCCCAAAACCGGTTTCTAACCATCCTGCTATTGCTACTGACACCCCCATGACCCGGCACGAAAGTGAACAGCAATTGCTACCGGTTATTGGCTTTGAAAAGGTGGTAACTAACCCCTCTTTCACTACCCCGGATGGAGAAGAAGTAGTTGAAACTACTGACACTGAGGTAGATGTCATCACTCATGAGGGTAGTGGGATACGTAGTTGCGATAGTTGCTATCTCGCCTCCCGCTGCCCCGCGTTCAAGGAACATTCAGAATGTGGGTATCGCATCCCTGTCCGTATACATACCAAACAGCAGTTGCAAGCCGTCCTCACGGCAATGCTGGAGATGCAGACGTCGAGAGTTCTTTTTGCCAGATTTGCTGAAGAACTAGAGGGCCAAGGTATGGACCCAGCGGTATCAGCCGAGATGGATAGGCTATTCAAACTGGTTAAAGAGTTTAAGGATATTGAGGATACCCGTGACCTAGTCCGCGTGCAGGTTGAAGCGAGAGGAAGTTCCGGCGTTTTATCTAGAATCTTTGGTCAGAAAGCAGCAGATAAAGCCAATGAATTACCTCAACCGTTAGAAGCGTCTGATGTTGATGATCTAATTATTAACGCCGACTTGGTAGATGAGGAATAAACCTCAATGAATTGGGAAGAACGGGCTTTATGTAAAGAGTTGCACTCAGAGATGTGGTATCCACCTTTGTTTAAGGAGGACCGACTAGTACCAGAGAGTCAATACTACGATCTGGGTAAGTATGTGTGCGAGAACTGCCCTGTCATAGAGCAGTGTAGGACAGCGGGTGCTGATGAAGAGTACGGTATGTGGGGAGGTCAGACTCCCAAAGACCGCCGTGTTAATAGGGTGCGCCTTAATAAGATGTACATGCCACCAGAGAATGTGGCTCACATGCCCAAGAGGTCCGATGAACCGCTGGACGTAGCGTATTTCAGAATAAATGTTCGGCAGTGGTTGAAACGTCGCCCCCGTTCCCGGTAACATTGTAAGTATGACCGAACCAACCATGCATGAAGACCAGACCACAGCCTACCGGGAAGCAGTTGACCCAGAAGTTATCTACCGTCAACTTCTCCCCTTTCTCAAAGTTACAGAGAAAGACCCATCGTGGAGGGACTTGGCCGCGTGCAGGAACAAGGGCGTTAAGGAGTTCTTCGGTTCTGGGCCGACCCGTAAGTCAGAGAGCATGTGCTCAATCTGTGTAGTCAAACAGCAGTGCTTGCAGTTTGCCCTAGACAACGAGATTACTTACGGTGTTTGGGGCGGTGTTGCCAGCAGGAACAGGAAGAAGATGCTGTCGTGATAGTGATTAGAAGTCAAACCCAGACTTCTTAAGCATCGCCAGAAAGTTAGCCCAACTGCGCTTATTGGCAGTTGATGGGCTGAACAAGATGGTCTTACCGTCAGGGTGTAGCCACCTGATATGCCCACCATGACGTTGCTCTATTCTCCAACCTTCTTTGCGGGCCTGTTTGATTACCTTGTCCAGACCTTTGTAGTTGTGGTGGATGGTGTTTGTTTTGTTTCTGCTTTTTGCCATCGGGGTGCGCCTTTTTGTTCAGGTTGGCCAAACGTAAGGTAGGTCGTTCGATACCTCAGGCCATAATGGTTGGTAGTGCTCGGGTAACTTGCGGATGAGATTGCTACGGTGGGACTCCATAATGTCGTCTAGGAACTCGGGAGGGGTGGGGTTGCCCCCATCCTCTACAAGGCTGACGTACACAGAGGCGAATCTAGATAGCATTGTGTCGTTATATCCCCGATTGACCCACTCCTTACAGCACAGCATTCCGTAGAACGCCAATGCCGCTGGGTAGTTTCGCCACATAACAGTGGCAGGGTGGTTAACCCATCCTTTATGGTTCTTGGGGTTACCTTCGTTGTCAACGCCGCGCAGGACATTAAGTATTTGCCATGCCTCTACTCTTTGCTTACCTAAGCGACGGTAATCAAGTGCTTGAAACCCAGCGTCGATACGCCGACCTTCCGGTGCGAATGTTTGCATAGTGTCTCCTTTCAAGAGAACGACAGAGGGGGTACCTTATCGGTACCCCCTCATAGCCGTCAATAAGTGATATCAGACGTTGACTCGGAGATAAACGTCCGTTCCCTCTTCAGTCCGTGCAGTACGCACTTGCAGATCACTGTAGTTCTTCTTCAGGGTGTAGAAGTACGAGGCGTGCTTAGCGTTCTTGGTGTAGAGCGCCCACTGACCGGGGTATTCGTTACGCAAGGTTTCGATATAACTTGCTACTTTGCCTCCACGACGACCACGCTTAGCGACTGGTGGTTCTGCGAGGATGATTTCTGGCTTTTCCATTTTGTGTTCCTTTTTTATTCGTGGCTATTGCCTGTTGTGTTTTGATACCACCATGTGTACTTCGTACTCACGTGGCCCTGTTTGCTGAGTCCTCACAACTGTGGTGACTACCCAGCCTTCTGCGGATGCTCGCTGTTTGGCGATATCTACCGCATGAAGAATTGTATCGGCTGAAACCGTGTAAACAACATTCATTGTTCTTGCTCTCCCTCGGGCTTCATCACACGACCGCCCCCAGTGTGCTTACCGCAAGTGGGTGGGTGGATAAGAGACACGTAAACCGTGATCTTCTCCCCACATGCAGGGCATACGTATACCTGCTGGTTTCGGGCCATGTGCTTACCTCTCTGTATTGGTGTGCTTTTCATAACTAGGTTACACTCCAATACGTACCCATTTGGTGTACTCTGCTATGGCTTCTTTCCAAGCACTAAGATGGTTGATTGCCTCCTCTGGCAAGTCCGCACCGTTTTCGTACTTCAGGTTTAGCATGTACCACCCGTAGTTCGCCGCCAGAAGTAATTGAGTAGATGTGTACTTGTTAAGCATTATTACTTCGACATCGTTGATAGCCATATCATCATCAAACATCAGCACCCAACCTTCGTCGTTTAATGCTTCCGCTACTGACCTGTTACCGATATAGCCCACGAGCACTGTATCCATGAACTCTACCCACTCTTCTGATGGGTACTCAGGCAACGGCGGTGCGCTAACGATGACGGCACCCATGACAACGTTGTCGTCTTCTTCGATGTCACGGGCCTTGACGACATAGTAAGTAACAGTGCCCTCAGGTAGTCTGTGTCTAAAGTATTCCATATGTGTATTCCTTTCTATGGTTGTATATCAGGCTTCGTCCTTATAGGAGTCGAACACTTCTCCAGCCACATCTAGCAACTCTTCTGCCTCCCCATCCAGAAAGAATGAGGCACTGATGTGCTTATTGTGTAGCGCATTTGCCATGCGCTCGTCAATACTTGTCGCGTATTCCATGTCAGATACCATAATTTCCACCGTGACTGGGTGAGTCTGCCCCATTCGGTGTAGGCGGTTCTCGGCTTGCACTAAGTCGCTGGGCGACCACGGTTGCTCAGCGATAATTACGTGGCTGTTACGACCACTACCATGCAGTGTGAGTCCAACGCCAGCAGACTTAGGGTGTGCAATCATGACTCTCGCTCGACCAGAGATGAAGTCGTTTATCATGTCTTGCCTGTCACCAGCGGGGGTTTGACCGTTTATGGTAACCGGGTTATATCGCAACAACTTGAGTTCTAACTCATCCATAACGTTCCTGTGCTCTGCGAATATGAGCACCCCCGGATCAGCCATTGTTCCATCCGGCAACTCAACTGCTGGGTTGTTGCTCGGGTTGAGGAGGTCTCGAACACGATCGGCAATCAAAGGCACTTTCGCCTCACCGGATAGTCGGCGTAATACGTTCATAAGCACTATGGCACGCCCTCGCATAGCCCCCGATAAACGTCGGCGCTTATCATCATCACTGATCGGGAGATCACGGATGTAGGAGTACAAGTCTGTCTGTGCTTTCATGTAAGAGTCCAGACGGGTACCGCTAATAGGTAGGCGAACTAGGTTACGCCCCTTCATAGGTAGGTCTTCGATTACATCCTCACGCCTACACCGAAGTGTGAAGGCACGGCTACGTTCGTGGAGTAGGTCGTGATTAGCGTTACCGCCCCCGCCCCAGCCATTTCCAGCAGACTTAGGCCAGTAAGTTCCCCAGAAGTTACCGTACCCACCAAGTTTGTCCCACGCCTGTTGACCTAGGATGTTCAGTTGACCGACCAGTTCAATGTGCTTACCGTTAGGTAAGGGTGTACCTGTAAGCAGGCATTTAATACTGTTATGAGGCATACCGTTGGCAATGTCTGCAACGGCCTTACTGCGTTTCGCTCCTCTGTTCTTCATGTTGTGAGACTCGTCTACTACTAAGCAATTAATCGAACCCGTGAGTAACGGTGCCCAATGCTGTACAACAGAGTTGCCAATGATAAGAACATCGGTGTTAGGTATTGCATGTGGGGTCTTACCTCGTAGTACGCCCACGGTCGTTGAACTGTGAAACCTTTTGAACTCGTGTAGCCAAGTAGGGATCAGAGTCGGAGGGCACACCACCAGGGAAGGTAAGGGGAAGTGCTTCGCAGCACTTGCAGCCACGCCGACGCCGACAATAGACTTGCCGGTACCCATATCATATGCAATCAAACCGTAGCCATTAGTAAGAATATGGTCTATGGCCTTGTCTTGCCAGTCGAAGGCTGGCATATCTAGATTTACTTTGGGAACAGCGGGGAACGGGGCCGCTGCGGGAATTGCGGCGGAAGATGCAGATAGAGCATCAAGCAATGTCATTAGGTACTCCTATGGTGTGGTTGGGCTGGTGTGAT